CTTTCTTGATCGATAGGACGATTTCTATGCTTAGAATCGCAGTACCAGCTAAACTGGCATACTACTTTTCTAGTAAATTTATTTTTCTGATACACTACGCCGCAAACGCTGTTAGGAAAATCTGGGCTCTGTGTACGATTAAGTGTAACTTGGGCTACAGCAACTTTACCTTCAAATGGTTCGTTGCCTGCTTCCCTATAAATGTTTATTGCAAGACAATCCAAATCTTTTCGAATTTGCTCAGCTGACGCTGTGGTCATTCCTGTTTTAGTATCGGTGTGGCTAAACTTATATGCTGTTACTGTTGAGGTCAATAGACCTACAATTGCAATACCAGCAAGAAGATTAACTCCCCTCAATGAATTTTCTAACATGTACTTCCTCCTTGTGGGCATATGCCCTCGGTTGGTGGTAATGGAACCTATTGACAACGTTACATTGTCTTTATAGTATACTATACTAAAACGGATTTGTCAAGTCTATGTGTTGTTGGGCACGTTAAGCTAACTTGATAGATGAAGTAGCTTCTATATATGCTTTTGCAATTTCAGCGTCTGTGGGCGCATGTGCAATAACAGTGTGTTTATTTAGCTTAGTTACCTCTGGTTGAGTAGTCATCATCCAGGGTACAATCCCCATTCCTTGATTGCCCATAGCTAAAGTACTGGGTTTTTTAATATGAATCTCCGAGTCTGTTTCAGTAACAAACCTTCCTAATACTTCTTCTCCAGTGAGAAGTTTAATACTAACAATATCCCCCGCGTCAAGCGGCTTTTGAATTAACATGTATTTTACCTTTTCGTATATTCTATTTAATGTTTTCTAGCTTATTATACAGCTCTTATTGATACTATATGCTGCGCTTTATCTTGTTTTTAACACGCTTTATCGCCAGCACCTAAAAACACACCGTTTTCTAACGATTTTTTAATGTTTGCGTAAATAATAGCGTGGACAGAATATGTTCAGTCTAACAAGTAATGTTTTTTGCGTCCCTCTTAGAATACGCTATATAGTAGCCCAGTGCTGCAACTGACTGTCCTAAAAAGTGCTTGGTAGGCGCCTACCGAATACTTTTTATACAAAACTTCTAACGAAGTGATCTGTTGATCTTTGTAGTATTTTACAATACTATCATTTCTTCTTTTATGTCAACAGGGACATTAAACGTTTCTGCAATTTCCTTCATTGCAGATACTCGAGAGGTTGTGTCTCTGCTGCTGTGTAAATGAATTATGTTAGCATCTGCAAGCTTACAATTGTTCCATTCTTCTGCAAAAGGTACATTCAAATTAAAGATTTGAAAAGCCATCTTTGGATCTAGTACTTCTGAAACATCTAAACCTTGACTCCACAACTGATAATTGTGAATCAACTGTCCCCAACTCCAATCATTTTCTTTATGTGTGAACCACTTATCTATAAGTCTTTCGCCTAAGTCCCAAACCTTTGGATCCATCTCTGCTGGATAGTATCTAACATCATCGTTAAAATAATGCTGTGCTTCCTCGTGTGTTTTTGGATCAGTGTAATTAAACATCATCATATCATTGTACTTGCCGAACACTTCTGTTGGTTTGAGGAACATAGTGTCTGCGCCCATGCATAAAATATTGCATGGCTCCTTGTGCCATAGTTCTTTAATCATGTACCAGTGTGCTATTTGATATGCTCTAGAATCAAGTACGGGTGCAGTGAGCTTGATTTCTTCCCACTCGCCCTGTAGATAAGTTTTTGCACTGCTTCTACTGATAGAGTACATGTTTTCATAGTCCATAAGGTCACGTTCAGCCCTTGGATTATCTCCTGTGCCTTTCCAATAACCCCAGTTCTTAATAATTGGGCGCACAGCGCCAATAAGATAATTTTTCATAATTTCACCAAATAAAGTTTTCTTTATAATATTTTACAATTTTTACAAGCTCATCGTCAAAATTAGCTTTTGGCTCCCAACCTAAAGATTTAATCTTAGTATCGTCGATAGCATATCTAACATCTTGGCCAGGCCGCTCATAATTTGTATCTAGATAGTTTTCTTCGTTTTCTGTTAGCCCTAAAAGATTAATAATCTTTTTAGCGACTACAATATTTTGTTCTTCAAACGTGCCTGAGATATTATAAATCTCATTAACAATACCTTTTTCCATAATTGTTATTACAGCTTCAGCAGTATCACTTGCATGTAACCACGTTCTACGTGGTGTTCCTTTGTTGTGTAACAAAACTTTTTTACCCAACGTTAGATACTTAATAGCGTGTGGTATAAACTTTTCAGTGTATTGACCAATGCCATAGTTGTTTGTTGGCCTAACAATTACATAAGGTAAGTTATATGTTCGGGCCCAAGCAATGACTAACATGTCAGCAGCAGCTTTTGTTGCGCTGTAAGGATTGCTTGGCTTTAACAGATCTGTTTCTTTATGGAAACCATGATCTATATCACCATATACTTCGTCAGTACTGAAATGCAGTAGAACAGGGGTCTTTTTTCTACCACTAATTTTTGTTCTAATAAGTTCTAAAATATTATGAACGCCACTGATGTTACTGTCAACAAATTCAATACTACTAACAATGCTATTGTCTACGTGGGTTTCTGCGGCAGTATTAATAAAATAATCACAGTCATGAATCATTGTTAGTTCATTAATGTCTTTATTTTCAAATTTAAAATTCTTGTATGTTAGCAAATCATCAAGAAGATTCCAATTGGCAGCATATGTACCTTTGTCAACTCCGCAGACATACCAACCTTTTTCTAAACAGGATTTAGCAACATGGTAGCCGATAAATCCTAAACATCCTGTAACATATACAGTTTTATACATAGAGCCATTCCTGATTGTTCAAATACCAATTGACAGTTTGCTCAAGCCTTTGTTGATAAGAAACTGGTTCAGTCCAGCCCTTTGCATAAAACTTTTGCGGATCTACTGAATAACATAAATCATGCCCGGGTCTGTCAACTGGTATAAAGTTATAATTTAGTTTTTTACCCATTATGTCCGCTATATTATTGGCGAACTCAAAATTATTAATAAATTTGTTCCCTGCGCTGTTCCATTTTTCGCACAAGTCCTGTTGTTCGTTGATTACAAAGTCGGTGTGACTAGCAACGTCCCCTGCATAGAACCACCGACGGCCACCAATTTGATTTTCCTTGCCTACATGAATGTCCAGTGTCTCATTGTTAAGCAGTTTTTTAATAATAATTGTAGGTAGTCTATTTGGCTGACACATAGGACCAAAGGTATTATTAATGTGTATAATACTTACTGGTAGTTGGTATGTATGAGAGTAACTTACACAAAGCTCTTCGCCCGCTGCCTTTGATGCTGCATACGGACTGTTAGAACGATATGCATCATTCTCCCTACTGTCATTACCGATTGGAATAGGACCAAACACTTCACCGGAACTGTAGTAAACAAATTTTTTAAGATTAATGTGTCTTGCTAGTTCTAATAGATTCAATGTGCCTATTACATTATCTAGCACAGAATCAACTGGTGCGCTAATACTATCAGCTGCACTAGGATTTGCACCAGCATGAAGAATAATATCTATGTTTTTAAAGGTATCAAAATTATATGGATCTCTGATATTGTGTTCTACTATTTTAATCTTATCAGAGAACTCATTAATTCTTTTTAGATTTTTTGTTCCGGGTCGAACTAAACAAATAACATTATTATTTTCACAAAATTGTTCAACAAGATAACGACCTATAAATCCTGTTGCGCCTGTAATTAATATATTATTCATTTTGCCACATAAACTAAATCTGTAGCGTGTGTTGCTACATGTTCATAGTTCCATTGGGCTAAGAATTCTTCAATCATAGTAAACGTAACACCATATCGTTCAGCCCAAGGTTGATACCATTCTATAGAAATAACAGGTTTAAACTTGTCAATTGTTTCTTTTGCTCCTAGAAGACCAAAATATTCATATCCTTCAGTGTCTAATTGTATTAAGTCACAACGATCAAGTTCTAGGTCATCAATTTTAAATGTTGGAATAGTCCCCATGCCTTGAACATGAGTTGCGCCAACATCGTGTGCATGATGATTTAATGCTATAAATCTGTGTGCGTCGCCTACGGCGGCATTGAATTTTACAACATTAGGATAATCACAATTCATCGACAATGCTAAAAAGTTCAACGGTTCTGGCTCAAATGTGTAAACTCTTTCAAACTTCTCTGCATATTTACGAATGTAAAATCCAGCGTTGCCGCCTGCTTGCACAACAACTTTTCGTTCTAGAACATGTGTGCAGAGATTGTCAACAACATCACTATACTGATGCATATAATTCCAGCAACCCTGGTCTCCAATGGGCCAATACCAGTCTTCCCGTTTTTCTAATTTGTCAATGAGTCTATCCACAATTAATTCCTTTTAATGTTTAGATAACAGGGTTCATTACTATAGATGAACTCATGCCAAATACTTCTTAATTCTTCTTCGCTATCAGGTTTGTAAATTTTAATGTTGGGAAACACTTTTAACGCTGCTTCGTCATCTACTGCCCAATGGCTAAATCCTAAGTGCCCATAATCTTCATCTCTCCCGCTGCCCACAAGTTTTACTGGTGCACCTTCATGATTGAGATAGTTTCTCAACCATTCATATGGTCTAAAAATTACAAATGGTGTAATACTATAACAAATAGGTATTTTATTATTGTGTGTTAACCCCACGGCTGCACCTAACATTAACTGTTCAGCAGCACCAACATTAAATGTTCTGTCAGGCGCCACTTCCCTACTTTTGTTTAGTACACCAAAGCCTAGGTCGCCGGTGAGTAAATAGACTTTATCATCATTGGCTAATGTTTCAGCCATCAATTGTCCAAAAAGATTTCTCATAGTTTATCTAAATCCTCGGGCTTTAAAACATAATAGTGTGTTAGTACACCTTCTGCAAAAGGCCACTTGGGTGGCTCTGTGTTACGAATGTTAATGCGTGGCAAGAAGGTACGTAGTCTGTTGTTAATATAATCTCTATCAATCATGTCGTAAGCAATCATTCCGTTCACATTGACATATACTTCTAAGTTATCTAACTTTGCTTCGTATATAAAACGTAGTGCTTCCCAAATAGATCCTTCGCCGCACTCACCATCACTAATCAAACAATATACCTTACGATCTCTATTAGCTAGAGCGTAGCCTGTTGCTACAGTAAGGCCCATACCAAGACTGCCGGTAGAACAATATATACCATCTTCTAAGCAACGATGTGGGTGTACTCCGTGCTTGTGAAAAAGTTCTACTGCATCACGACCTTCATACTTTTCTTGAACTACATACATTGCAAGAGCAGCATGACCAGAGCTTAGAATAAAAGGCTCATCTGGTTGTTTTGTTGCATAAATTTCATCAATAATATTAACAGCATTAAGAGTGGAACTAAGATGTCCTATCTTCTCGTTAAAGCTGATATCTATAATTCGTTGTTCTAATTGGTTCACGTAAATGCCCTCATAAATTCATCAACCTTTTCACCAATGTAAGCAATTTGTTCTTCTGTAATTACAGGGCTTGTTCCATGGAAGAAGGTGTTAGTTAATGAAAATGTTGCATTTGGGAAATTGTTCTTAGCGTCCATTGGATCCATTAAGTGACTATAAGCAGGCTGTAGCATAATGTTACCGGCAAAATATGGTCGAGTCTGAATCAAACTATCTTCTAAATAATCAACTAATTGTGTTCTAGTAAAAGGTGCAGACTTTCTAATTGTTAGAGGGAAAGCAAACCAACTTGGATTACTGTGTTCTCT